TCAATGCCTGTGCCGTATGGCCCGTGTTTTTCCGCAAATGCACTGCGTTGCAGTCGGCACCGTTGGTCGGTGCGACCGCCGATCACCAGGGCACGAAGTCCTGCTCGTTGACCAGGTGCGTCTCGGTGCCAACGTCTGGCACGTGCCGGCGGACTTCGTACGTCGTCGCGTCGATCACCTTGGTCACAACGCCGTAGAGCAGATGACCGCTCGGGTGGCGAAACTTCACGCGGTTGCCGACCTCGTAGGTGTCAACGAGCCGGCCGTCGATGCTCTTGGTGATCGGCGGCGAAATCGTCTGGTCAGGCAGGCCAGAAACGGCGGCGAGGTACTCGTTTTCGTGAGCGTCCATGTAAGGGATTCCTCCTTGGGTGGCGTAGTGTACGCCTGTTCATCTGTTGGTCAACTGTGGTGTACAAGCATTCCAGGGCGACCAACCGTGCCATGAAATGCAGGAGTGGCGTTAGCGTGACTTTCTTGCAGCAGCGTAGCGGTATCGTTACTTCTGTCAACCCAAAAGCCGCCACGGCAAAGCGGCAAGTATCTCGAGCAGGTCGTGGATAGCACGGGCGGCTGGCGAGTCGGTGCCGAGTTCCTGGCCGATGCGGACGAGGACGAGTGCGGGCATGAGGTTTGAAATCCGGTGCATGACGTGGCCCTCCTTGGCCGTGACCCGCCGGCGTGATTTGCCGGCGGGCGGGTTGGTTGGTCAGGCGGCGAAGCAGCTGAGCGGGAGGCGAATGGTCGCCTTGTCGATTCCCTTGCCGATGGTGCGGAAGTCAGGGCTGACGGTGATGACGTACTCACCGATCAGCTGTGCCCACTCAACGCTGCGGACGACGTAGTGGCCGCCGCCATTCTTGGTGCGAATCTCGTCGCCAGTCTTGATCGAGCAGCCACCAGCCGCCATCTCGTCGGCAACCGTCCGAATCCCCTTGATCGTTGCGGCGTTCATCGTTTCGTCTCCGGTTCGTGTCCTGCGAGTCTCATTCGCTCGCATGGCCCCATTGTAGCGGTATCGTTACTTGATGCAAGGGGGCTTGAAAAGATTTTTTTGGGTGCTGTTTCCCCGGGAGTTATTGGGGCTTCCGCTTCCGTTTGGGCTTAGGGGCCGCCGGCCGCTCGTCCTTCCGCAGGTTCGAGCGTGTGGTCAGGCTGGCCTTGAGGGCCAGCACGTCGGCCCTGAAGACGAGCCAGGCCCGCTCGCCTGCCTTCCAGCCACGCAGCCGAGAGTCCTTGCCGCCCAGCAGGCGACGCAGGTAGCCCTCGGTGCAGCCTGCCAGCTTCACCGCCTCGGAAATCGTGATCCACTCTTTGTCTGGACTAGCCAATGCGACCATGCCCCAATAGTAACGCCACCGTTACGTGCGTCAAACCGCCCTGCACCTGAAGTATTCGCCGGCCGCTGCCCGACAGGCCAAACGCCGGCCGACCGACCATCAACCTTGCCCCTGGCACTCGAAAGTCTGTACAGTATCTCCATGCCCGCCAAGGGGCGATTGTTTGAACGGATGGGGTGCAGATTGAACATTTGTACAGTCCTCGATACAGTCGCCCCTTTGGCACAACAAAGGGAGAGAGGCGATGACGCTGCGAGACCTGCTGATTGACCGGATTGCCCCGCTGAAAAACCTGAACGACCGCTCGGTGTTGATGTACCTAAGCACGCTGGAAAGGTTCCGCGACTTCCTGGGGCACGAGCCCACCGTCGATGACCTCGATGACCTGACTGCCGCCAAGTTCTTGCGGTGGCGGGCCAGCACGGTGCACGACCGGAAACGCGGTCTCATCTCGCCGGCCTCGCTGGCGAAGGACAGTGCCCACCTCCGCAGCCTGTGGACGTGGCTGGCCAAGAAACGCTGGAAGCGGTCAGACGGCGAACTTATCGAGTTCCCAGACTACGCCCGGCCTCGCGTTCCCAAGCCAGTACCGAAGGCGTACAAGGCCGAGGAGCTCGCCAAGCTCATCCAAGCCGCCAGGCACCGGAAGGGCCACGTATCGGGCAAGCCAGCCGCCTGGTACTGGGTCACCAAACTTCTGGCCATGTTCCAGACTGGCGAGCGGATCGGGGCCATCCTTGCCCTTCGCTGGTCTGAAGTGGATCTGGAGCGGCACACCCTGACGTTCTTGGCAGCCACCCGCAAAGGCCACAGGGAGACGATTACGCGGCCGATTACGCCGCAGCTGGCTGAATACCTGGCCGTGCACAAAGGGGCTCCTGGCGAGCGTGTGTGGGGCTGGCTGGACGACCGCGAACTGCTGTCCTGCTACGCCAGCCTAAAGGTGCTGTGCCGGTGTGCTGGCGTGCCGTACAAGCCGTTTCACGCCATCCGCAAAGCGACGGCGTCCTACCTGAAACGGGCCGGGATCTCGGCAAAAAAGCAGCTGGGGCACAGCAGCGAGGAAATGGCCGAAACCCACTACTACGACGAAGAAATCACGGGCCGGGAATCCAACCTCGACTACCTGCCCGACATCACCGAGCCGCCAGCCGGCGACGGCGATAGGCCGGCCGCTTAATTAGGTAGCGTGGCAGGAATTAGGTAGCAAATTAGGTAGGACGAGCCCGGGCAAGCGGGGAGCGGCGCAGGGAAAGGGAGAAAACCTGCGCCGCTCAACCCGCCGCCCGGCTCAATCTCCGCGAATGTGCGAGAGCGACGGCATCTCGTCCCGCTGGGCGATGGTCACGGCCAGGCGTCCCTTCACCCGTGAGAGCTCAGCGAGCAGCCGCATGACGTGGGCCGCCAGCGTGCCCGAGGTTCCTGTGTAGGCACCGCTGAACTTGCGAGCGTCAAACTCGCACTGCTGCAGGTAGGCGTCGGAGAGGGGCTCAGCCACGCCGGCACTCCTGATGGCAAGCCGCATACCCTGCGATGTCGATGGCGGCATCGTCGGTCGCCGCTGTCCCCATCTGGCGGGCGATCTTGTCGAGCACCATGACGAGAGCCCAGTCGGCCGCCGTGAACGTCGTGCCGAAGGCGGCGTTGACGAGCGAGGCAGTCCGCTGGAAGTGCTCGGTCGGCGGCCCGTACTTTCCGTGCCTGTCTCTGATCGTGGCGATTGCATCCCGCAGCGTCTGCTCGGCAGTCGTGGCCTGCTGAAACGCTGGCTCCCACTCGGCGTATGTCTCGCTGATCAGCCCGTCGCCAGTATGCCGCTGCAGCAGGTAGTCGTCGTGTTGCATTTCCTCGGTACTTGCGTCAATGACCCGAGGTTCTGTCGCCGGCTGCGACACATAGCCCCGCATCTTCGGATCGTCCGCTGGCGTCGCGTTTAGGCGGGCGAGAACTGCCGCCCGCATTGCGTCGTTAGCCGCTTCAAGTGTCGTGCTCATGGTGTTCCCTTTTCTGGAAAATGGAAATCATGCGGCGTGCGTCAAGCGGATCGCACGGTGCCGTCGCTCATGACGCGGTAGTTGTTCACGTCGAACGCTCCACCCTTGTGGATCGTGGCCATAGCGAAGCCCCAGTTCCAGCGGTTGAACTTCGCGTACTCGGGCCGCAAGTCGCACAGACAGCCGGTGCTCCAGCACGCCGTCTCGTGGTGCCACATGTCGCTCTCGGCATGGTTGCTCGTGCGATGGGAATGCCCAACCAGCACCGTCGAGAGCGTCCGCAGGAAGGCACCTCGAGCGACGTTTACAGGGGCCGCCATCCCTTTCGGCAGTTCGTGGCCGTGCAGCACTGGCAGCTTCCCCAGCATTACCGGCCGCTGGTCATCAACGAGCGTGACGCCGTGCTTGTCAAGATCCAGCCACGCACAGAGTGACATTCGCGGATCGTCGCTGATCTCGGCGGCGTGTTGCCACAGCCAATGCTGCCAACGATCTTCATGGTTCCCGAGCTTGTAGATGATCGGGATCTTCGGGAACTCTTGTCGCAGCCACTCGATGAAACGCCGCACCGCTTCGAGCTCGCCCTTGAAGTCTCGCTGTGTCGGGTCTTTCATGTACCGCGAGATGGCGTAGAAGTCGGCGATGTCGCCGTTCAAGAGCAGGCCCGAGAGTTCCTGCTCTTTCAGAAAGCCGATGGCGGCAGCTACCGCGATCTCAGAGTGATACGGCACATGCACGTCGGACAGGATGCCAACAGGCCCGAGCACGTCGAGAACGTGCGGCGTCCACGGCTGGGCCAACGTCTTAGGCATGGCGTAGATTTCGCCAGCCTTGCGTTTCGCTCGCGGGGCAGCGGCCTTGATCTCGCTCCGGTGCTGCTTCCCTTGCACGCCGAACTGCCGGGAGATCCGCATCCTCGCCTGGTTCAGCGTGATCGCACCGTTGGCCTCTTTCA